ATGCGTGAAATAAATGAAGATCGCGTAATCCGTGAGGATGAATGTCGTAAGTTAACTGGAGTGTGCCGCACTACACGTTACGAACTGGAGAAAAAAGGGCGCTTTCCGTCACGTCTTAATCTGGGCGGTCGTTCTGTAGGGTGGCTGCTGTCCGAGGTTATGGAATGGGTTAAAAGCAGGGATCGCATTAATTCAGGTAAGGCAGCGTAGGGGGAACATATGACACATAAAACAAAGGCGACCTGGGGCGGTCGCCAATGGGAAAACACTAAACATAAGCCCGAACATCATAGCGATTTGCTGGCTGGTGGGCAATTATCTTGCTTGTTGGGGCCGTATTGTGCTGCCATTTTCATCCGTTCAGAACGTGAATATTTTTTTAGAAACTCATCAAGGACAAAAGCGCATGGTGCGAATCTTTCTGATTCATGCTCTGGCGCCATATTTTCGTGCTCTCTGTCCGTTTTTTGCGATGGTGTATTGGTTGATTCTTTGTTGGTCATTGTGTGTACCTGTAAAGCAATGCGCCGTAGTACCTCACGCCACGGCGCTGATGTTTTTTATCCTTTGGGTTCAATACCGCGTTGCTGTAATTCTTTTCGGAGTACTCGCTTGATCCAGGTGGCTAAAGAAGTGTCACCGTCTGCTTTCGCTGCCTCTTCAAGTTGTGCTCTGAATTCTTCTGGTAGCCGCATTTGGTATGGAGGCGATCGCTTTTCCAATGGTGTTGACATGGTAATTACCCTTAATTACTATAGTTACATGGTAATTACCATTGTACTTACCGTTATACAAAAAACAACGCCCCGCAGTGGTGGCTCACATACGGGGCGTCTAACCAAACCATTAATTGAGGTAACGATTATGGCTATAAAAGAGCATAGCTTACTCTTTATACACACACAAACGCCCCGGAAACGGAATAATCCGTTTCATAGTTCGGTTTTGTGCACTCATCCTGGCGGTCGGTTTTTGCCGGATTTAAGCCGCCGTGGGTATTTATCGACAAAATCTTCAAGGGCAAATTTTTCTGGTGGCATTAAGCGCGGCGCTGGTGGTGGTATTTTTGTTCTGGTTAGTTCTTCCTCAACTCTGGCGCAGGCTTCTGACTGCCTTTGCCGGATGATTTCATCATCTTGCGTTTGCGTGTCTTGTATTGGTGATAGTGTGTTGTTGGTCATGATACTGCCCTGTAAAGTAATGCGCCATAGTACCTCACGCCACGGCGCTGATAGTGATTATTCTGATTCTTTGGCCTTGCGACGCTGGCGGCGTTTGATTTCGCCGCGCATGGCAGTAACGATAAATTGTGCGTCTGTTTCGTTTTCTTCTTTTACCAAATTCATTTCGCTTAAAACGTCTAGAGGTACTCTAGCAGTTTTTTGTTGTGACTTGTTGTTGGTTGTACCTGTTGGCATCTCTGTTCTCCTTACTGTTAGGTGGTGTTCAGTATACGGAGAAAAAAAAATAAAAAAAGACTTGAAGTGCAAGTCACCTAAAAGTAACCTAGATTTCAAGGTGACTTGCACCAAAAAAACAACGCCCCACAGTGCTGGAACACATGCAGGGCGTCTAACCACAAACACTATAGAGAGGTAAATTTATGGTTGCCGTAAATCATATACCACACCTTGTACACACACAAACTGCCTTTGTGTGGCGTTTTCTGGCACTGAGTGCCGGAGAATCTCAAATCATCCACGTAACCGCCTGGACGGAACGCGAAGCGCGTAACCTTTGCCCGTCCGATTGTGTTGCTGTATACGCCGCCCGTATTCGCCAGGGGTCACATCATGCGTAAAAACCGCTTGCAAAAAATTATAACGGGGCTGTATGCTTCCCCCGTCGCCCACATGGCGACCGGGTTTAGCAGCCTGAATACTACAGCGGACAGCCGCTTACATTCCGATATGCGGTTTTTTTGTGTCCGTAAGCCTACCCATACCCGCATTATGGCGGGGCGTAACGGGGGAGCCTTTGCGCTCGCTGGTTCCTGTAGTGCCAGTCTGCTAACCCTGTTACGTCTCGCCACCCCGTTTAGCAGCGTAGTAGCGAGACTCCTTAATTTCACTACAGGAGCCTTTCACATGGCTGTATCCGCACGCCCTTACTTTGTCTGGCGCTTTATGCAGTGCCACCACAGCAGCATTGCAATATTCACCGTTACCGCTGCCACTGAGTGCGAAGCCCGCGCCCAGCTGCCGCGCGCACATCTGATTTTTGTCGCCCGCATTCGCCAGGGGGAAACCTATGCACAATAAAACCACACCGGACGCAGCAGAAGAAGCAATGCAAATACTGATACGTGCGCTCGTTGATGTTACCCACATGGTGGAGATTATGGAGAGAAAATCACAGTCGGAGCACGACAAAAGAAAACTTAAAACAATAAAAATAATTGCCAAAAACTCGCTGATAAAAGTTACAGACATCCTTAATGAGGACATTAAAAGAATAAGGGAGAAAATTTGTGATGCATAAAATCCCTTTTGAAGTATTAATCCACTCTGAAAACGCATTAATTAAAGCACGCGAAATGAATGCGTTGTTAATTAAATTAATTGAAGTGCCGGAAGGTGGTGAGGAATCAGGTGTATTAATGTTTGCAGCCATTCAGACATTACTATCGCCTGTTATTGATGAACTGGATAAGGCAATGGCAATTCACGAAAATAATAACGCGCCCCACACCGGAGAATAAAAATAATGAAACTTAAATATTCTGGCTTAACTGCCAGTGGCAACACTCACCCTAAATTTACGCGCGGTGATATTTACCGCGACCAGTACGGCGGCACGGTAATGATTAAGGGCGTGGCGGGACGGTGCGTAACTTACCGCCGTGAAGGTTACGAATATGATTGCGTGATGCCTGTTTATCAGTTCCGGCGTGATTTTTCTCTGGTACAGACCGCGCCGCATAACGTGCCCACCAGCAGGGAGAAAGCACGCGCCAATATTCAGGAAATAAAAAAGATGCTTAACGTATTCAGGGGTAAAAAATGAAACTGGCACCGAACGTAAAACAGCAGTCACGCGGCATAAAACACAAAGAAACAGAAGTCATTATTTTTGCGGGTAGTGATGCCTGGTCACACGCAAAACAATGGCAGGAACATGACGCGCGTATGGCCGGAGATAATGAGCCTCCTGTGTGGCTTGGGGAGCAGCAGTTATCCGAACTGGATAAGCTGCAAATTGTGCCGGAAGGCAGAAAATCAGTACGCATATTCAGGGCCGGACATCTTGAGCCAGTAATGATCAAGGCGATTGGTCAGAAACTGGCGGCGGCAGGCGTACAGGATGCAAATTTTTACCCTGAGGGAATGCACGTTCAGAAGGTGGAGAACTGGCGCGAATATCTGGCCCGTGAGCGGCAGAATCTTTCTGATGGTCTGGTTATTGAGCTTCCGGTAAAGAAAAAAGATACCGGAAGTCATAGCGATGACGAATTAAAGCCACGCGTTGAAAGTCGCGCCGATGGTGTTTTCTGGGTAACGCCCAAAGTGGATAAGCAGTCAGGCGAAATTATCCGGCCTGAGACGTGGTTATGTTCTCCGCTTGAACTACTGGGAACGGGGACGATCGGTAAAGAGCATTACCGCGTGATGCGCTGGAAAAAAACCGCAAACCATGAAGTCATCACAATGGCGATCCCGTGTGGTGGTATCGGCGACCGTGACGGCTGGCGGTTACTTAAAGATCACGGGCTGAACGTGACAACCAACGGCAAATACAGGGCAATCCTGGCGGACTGGATGCAGTTAAGCGGAAGCCATGAGGAATGGCAGTTAAGCACAACAACGGGCTGGCATTTTGGCGCGTACATCATGCCGGACGGTTCGATCATTGGTGATTCTGAAAAACCGATCCTGTTTACCGGAAAAAGCGCCGCGATTAACGGTTATTCCGTGGCGGGTACGGCGGAGGGCTGGCGCGAGAGTGTGGCGCGGCTGGCTGGCGGTAATGCCTCAATGATGCTGGGTGTGGCAACGTCACTGGCAGCGCCTTTAATTGGCCTTGTGGGTGCTGACGGCTTCGGGGTGCATCTTTTCGAACAGTCATCGGCAGGTAAGACCACCACGCAGAACATCGCATCAAGTTTATGGGGAGAGCCGGACGCGCAGCGGCTGACCTGGTACGGCACGGCGTTAGGTATTGCCAATGAGGCCGAGGCCCATAATGACGGGCTTTTACCACTGGATGAGATAGGCCAGGCCGGAAATGCGCGGGAAGTGTCAACGTCTGCTTATACGCTGTTTAACGGTTCAGGGAAATTGCAGGGGGCGAAGGATGGCGGCAACAGGGAGATCAAACACTGGCGAACGGTGGCAATCAGCACCGGAGAAATGGACGTTGAGACATTCCTCAAAAGTGAGGGGATAAAAGTTAAGGCGGGGCAGCTTGTCCGACTGCTTAACGTTCCGATGGAAAAAGCCACGAAATTTCACGAATACAGCAACGGTAAGGAACATGCTGACGCGTTAAAGGATGCCTGGACAGCAAATCACGGGGCGGCGGGTCGTGAGTGGGTTAAATGGCTGGCAGGCCACCAGCAGGAGGCAAAGGACACGGTAAGGGAATGCCGCGAACGGTGGCGCAACCTGATACCGGAGAGTTACGGCGAGCAGGTCCACCGCGTGGGTGAACGTTTCGCCATACTGGAGGCCGCGCTTGTGCTTTCCGGTCATGTAACTGGCTGGGTCGTGCAGGAATGCCGCGACGCGATACAGCATAACTTTAATGCCTGGGTGAAAGAGTTCGGTACGGGCAACAGGGAACACAGGCAGATTATTGAACAGGCTGAGGCGTTTCTTGCGGCCTATGGCCTGAGCAGGTTCGCCCCTGTCAATTATGACCCTGCCAGCCTGCCGATTTCAGAACTGTACGGCTACAGGGAAAGCGACGGGCGTTATGACGAGCCTGTTTTGTTTTACGTGCTGCCGGAGCCGTTTAGCTCACATGTGGCGAAGGGATTTAACAAGGATGCCGTAGCAAAGACCCTTCATGAAGCCGGAATGCTGAGAAAACCAGCCAGCGGGCGGGGATGGCAAATCAGGACACCACGACTAAAACACCTGAAAGGGGCGCGGCTAAGAGTGTATGGCCTTTTGCTGACGCAGGACCACGATGCTGAAAATGATTAATCTCGCGTGTAGGAGGTAAAAATATGTTGTCCCAGTCGTCCCAGTAAGCAACAAGCAATCGTAACACATTGAATTACATAAATTTCACTTACAAAAAGTGGGACAACAGCGGGACAACATTCAGGCATTTTGGGACAACATAGCGGCATTTTGGGACGACACGACACGTATTTTTTACCGTGCTGGAGGGTGGGACAACACAAAAACCCTCATGTCGTCCCAAAATCGCCTTATGTCGTCCCACTTTGTGGAGTATGTTTTTAATAAAATCAACAGGTTAACATTAAGTGGGACAACCGGGACAACTGGGACGACGTGTTTTGTATATATATACGAAAAAATCGAGATCTGAACTATGAAGTTAAACCGCAAACAACCACACTACCGCGCCATTGACCTTACAGAGCACTGGCTGAGAGTGGCGATAAAAATCATCGACCGCAACACGGTGGAAGGATACGCGAAAGCACATCCCGAACTGATAAGCGCATTCATGACCACAGCGGCGGCAAACTTTGCCACGCTGACAGAACGGGAGATTGCCGAAGCGGAACAGGTAACAACCATCAACGTAAAAACCGGAGAGTCAGGCGATGATACATGACCGCATAGCGGAGGAACTCGAGGCGAAAGGATTTTACCGGAGGGCGGCGGCGCGATGGGGTGAAGTCATGCAGCTGGTGGAGACAGACAAGGAACGGCATCAGGTTACGATGCGACGGCTGGAATGTTCCAGGAAGGCACAGAGGCCACCGGAGCCGCCAACGGAGAACTATGCAGACCTGAGAAATGCAGTAAATCGCACTTACGCAGACATGGGGCTGAGCAAATTAGCAGAGTAGGAATACCAGAACCACACCACACAGCCGGAGCAATCCGGCTTTTTTGCGCCCAAAAAAAGCCCGATAAGGTCAGAGGTGGCTTATCGGGCTTTTGCATATGAGGCTTTTTGGTGCACTGACACACATGATCGGGATAATCATTTCATAATTTGCAATACAACTCAATATCATTGCACAAAATGCAATCATGATTATAATCATAACTGGATGAACATACAGTTATGATTTTTTAAGTCAAAGAGGAATTTCTTACTATGGCTGAAGAGAAAAAAGGCGGTGTTTCGGTGTACATAAGCCCCGACATCGTGAAGGCGCTCAAGGAACGCCACCAGCAGAACGTAAAAGCAGGCATTGCGGCAGGACTTGATCCGCTGGCGATGGTTGAGCCGTCAACAGGCTGGCAGGTACGCGCCTATTTACGCGCGGCGCTGGGTATGAATCAGGTTCACGGGGGTGAATAATGACAGGCAAAGCAACAGCACTTACCACTAATCAGCTTTTCACGTACCTGAATCGCGGGGATATTGCGGAATTTAAATTCAGTCCGCTGTTTACCACGCTGTTTTTCCCGAACGTGGCGACATTCAGCACCCAAAACATCATGCTGGATACCCTGGACATTGAAGAAGTCACCATGTCGGCGTTTTGTTCGCCTATGGTTGGCAGCCAGGTCCAGCGCGATAAAGGGTACGAAACCAGCACGATTAAACCAGGCTACATGAAGCCAAAGCACGAAATCGATCCAACAAAAACCATCATGCGCATGGCTGGAGAAGATCCGGCACAGCTTAACGACCCTACCTACCGACGTATGCGCCTTATTACTGGCAACATGCGCCGCCAGATAAACGCCATTAAAGCGCGCGTGGAATGGCTGGCGGTGAATGTGATAACGACCGGAAAAAACATCATTGAGGGCGAAGGCATAGAACGCTATGAAATCGACTGGAAAATACCGGAAAACTGCATCATAGAGCAGGCCAAGGGTAAAAAATGGTCCGAGCATGATAAAGATATTTACGATCCAATCTATGACATCGAACTATACGCAGATCAGGCAGGTTGCCCCGCCAACGTCATGATTATGGGCGCTGAGGTATGGCGCACGTTACGCAGCTTTAAAAAATTCCGCGAACTGTACGATCTTTCCCGTGGTTCAGAATCCGCCGCAGAACTGGCCTGTAAAAACCTGGGTGAAGTAGTGAGCTTTAAAGGCTATCTGGGCGATATTGCCCTTATCGTCTATTCCGGCAAATACACTGACAGCGACGGTACCGAAAAATATTTCCTTGAGCCTGATTTGCTGGTCCTGGGTAACACCAACAACAAAGGGCTGGTGGCCTATGGTGCGATTATGGATCAGGAAGCTGTAAGAACAGGCGCAACGCAAAACATGTACTACCCGAAAAACTGGATTGAGGACGGCGATCCGGCGATTGAGTACGTGCAGACGCACAGCGCACCGCAGCCGGTACCGGCAGACATTCGCAAATTTGTTACCGTCAAAATTGGTTAACTGGGGATTCTATGAACACTCCATACATTGAGTTATTTGCAGGCAGTCAGCAGGTATCAACGACGCTGGTACATTTTGCCGCTGATGCTGGCTTTATTCAGGAATTTACCCCGCTGATGCTGTCAGACAATGGCGAGTTTAAGCCGTGGGATGGTCAGGAATCTGGCAAGGCTGTTTATCTGACTTCGTACCCCGTGGACACGTCGACGCAGAAATCAGCACAGTGTTACAAGACGGGGATATTTAATATCGCCGCCGTAAACTGGCCTGAGAGCGCCGACACTGACGCGAAAAAATGCGCCGCCTTTGCGGGTTCTGGCGTATCCGTTCAGCCGCTGGCGCGATAAGCAGGGGAAACGATGGCAACGAATGAAAGCATCATGGCGCTACCGCTGGCGAGTAAATTTAAAGCAGAAGCGCGGGCAATGGCTGACAGAGGTTTATCAACCTACGAGGCCGTATATCAACTCAACAAACTGGAAGAGCAGGACAAGCCGCGCGCTGATGCGATTATGGCGCTTCATGAACATAACGACTATCAGCCGCTGTTACGTGCAATGGCAAACGTGCCATGTATTAGCGTCGATAATGCTCGTGAAATCCTGAACATGACCATAGAGCAGGAGCGCCCAAAGGTTGCGCCGGAGCTTACCGCAGCCTTTGAAAACTTTATGGACATGCACAGCCCGAAAGCCGTATCACCCGGCATGGCATACGACGGCAGAAACCAGGGCGATGAAGGCGACGTCGATCGCATACTGAAAACCATCTGACATAAGGCCGGAGAAATCCGGCTTTTTTTACGGGTCCTTTCCGGCATATGGACCCGTTACGGGGCGGCGACCTCGCGGTTTTTCGCTATTTATGAGCTTTTTCAGGGTGGTGGTGGTGGTTTTGTTGTTTGCTCTATCTTTATGAATAAAAAGGGAAATATAAAACCAATACACCAACCTGAAACCTTAACTAAGTGGGGATATTGATGAAATCGCACCTGATGAACAAAAAAACTATGGCGCAAAGCTGCCGTGTAAGTGCGACAGCGTTCGACAAGTGGGGAGTGACTCCCGTTGAACGTAAAGGCCGCGAGGCTTTTTACGATGTTGCCAGCGTGATAGACAATCGGGTAAGCAATGCAATTGACCAGGTTACAAACGACAAAGGCGATATCGACGATGATGAACTTTTACGCGTAAGAATCCGATTACTGACGGCCCAGGCGGAGGCGCAGGAGCTTAAAAACGAGCGCGAACGCGGCGACGTGATTGATACAGGTTTTTGCCTGTACGCGCTTTCAAAGCTGGCGAGCCAGATTTCATCAATCATGGACAGCCTCCCGCTGACTATGCAAAGGAGCTTCCCACAGATTACCCCCGCCATGCTGGATAGGCTTAAAAGGGAAGTGGTTAAAGCCTGTAATGCCAGTGCCAGAGTTGCCGACAACCTCCCACAGATACTGGCTGATTACTTGAAAGAAACAACCGGAAACGTACCGGAAAAGTTGCTACAGAAGAAAGGCGAGTAACAGACGCGCAATTATTGAACAAAAATGAGAAAGGATCTGATAATGGCATTTTCTGGCTAAAATGCCATTATCAGATCCTTTCTTTTTTTAATATTTTCATTGTTAAACAGTCTGTTACAGAGAAGAAGAACGGATCTGACTTTTGCCGGAAAATTTTCATAAACAGATAAAAACCGCGAGGTCGCCGCCCCGTAACGGGCCATAATTCCAGGAAGGACCCGACGACACCAGACTATCAGAACGATGGGGGCACAATGACAGAAGCCGAACTACTGCGATTAATCCGTCGCGTTGCCGGAATCAGCCAGCAGGCTGACGAACAGGCCACGCAGCCGGACAGCGTGACCGCCGAAAATTATGCGCGTGTGGTTGCTGAGGTGATGCGCCGTGATGGTATTGAGCTTAACGGCGTGGATATGCGCAACATACGAACCAGAGTCCTTGAGTTGCTGGCATACCGTCGCCGCGTGGAGATGTATCGGGAGAAGGAGAAAATCACGTACCACTGGAAGAAGCCGGAGCGGTTACGGCGGTAA